TCTCGACGGCGCGGATGCAGGACACGCCCACCGGCACATCCCCCGGCGCCTGGACGCTATAGGTCGCACCCGAACCGTTGAGCGTGAGGGGATTGGTCCCGTTCCCCGAATTGAACCACAGCGCCACGCTGTCGGTCTCATGGCCGGTGTTGAGCGCGGACCCCGATGCCGCCAGCCTCGTCCGATCAAGCCGGACAATCGTGATCTTGTCCGTGATCCCGCCCAGCGTGGCCGTCACCGTCACCTGCCGGTTGGTGCCAAAAGCCGCGACCGAGAGCGTGCGGGTGTTGCCCGAGCCGCCCAGCGTCACCGAAGGCGAGGTCGACCATGTGGGCGTGCCGCTGAGGTTGTTCAGCAGCGCCTCGATGGTGATCGTCTGGCTTGCCGGATTGGGCTGACCGTCTGTGAAGGTGAAGCCTTGCGCATCTACCGCCAGCGCCAGCCTCGGTCCGGTCACGCCCTGCTTGGACTTGGCGAGGGTGTATGTGACTTCGTAATCAATTCCCGCCCATGTCGCGCGCAGCGTAGCGGTGGCGAGGTCAACACCGGGATCAGTGACTGTGTAAGCGCCGGTCGACGAGTTGATGTTGATCCAGCTCGTGTTCGGGGTCTTCGCCGGCACGCTGAAGCTCGGGGTCAGCACCGTGTCGCCGCGCAGCAAGCGCATCGTGCCGCCCGCGCTGCTGTAATCGCCACCGCTGCCATCCGCCGCCGTGGCGACAACGTGCGCCTCATTGCTTACAATGATCGTGAGGCCGGGCAGACCATCCGCCCCCGCCGGGCCGGACCCCGCGTTCGCCAGCAAGGCCCAGCGCGCCACATCAGGCGGCGCGTTGCCGGTGCTGGTCTCGACAATCAGGCGGTAGGACGAGCCAGAGAACAGCACCTCGTCGCCGCGAACATAAGTCGCTCCGGCCTCATAGGTGCCACGCGCGACGTTTCTGGTAGCGTCGTCAGCCGGCCGCCCCGGGCCATCGACCTCGGGCCAGTACGGAGCGCGCGCCTCGCGCGTGATCGTGTCGCGATCCTCGGCGCTGTTGGTCAGCGAAGGCGTGGGCGGCGCAACGCCGGTACGGCCCAGCGCAAAAGCGTGCTTCGCCGGATCCTCGGTCACCAGCGTGAGCGTCACGGTCATGCTGGCAGGGTCGAACTCGCGGCGCAGGATCACCGCATCGTGATCGAGCCCGAGCTCGGGCAGCGCGAGGTGGAGGCACTCGCCCGGACGATAGTCGCGCAGGCGCGGCATCAGGGTGAGCGTGATCGGCGTGAGCTCGCGCGAATTCGCCACCCAGTAGCCGGCCAGCTGCGCCGCCTGGTTGACGTCCTTCACGAAGTTGAACGGGACGTCCTCGGCGCGCTCCTCGCCATCCTCTGCGAGGTAGCTCGCCACCTGCAACTCGTCGGCAGGCACCAGCTCCCAGTTGTGTGCGGCCGAGGTGTAGCGCGGGCGAACGGTGTTGAGCCGGTCGCGCCAGCTCTGCATCGCGGTCACTTCCTGCGGTCCGTCAGCGAGGTCCGCCTCGGTCACCGTGTCGAGCGGAACGCGCGGTCGCTGCCAGTGGAAGCCGAGCACCGCGCCCGAGAACAGCGGCTCGCCGCCGCCGGCGATGCATATGTCGCGCAGGTTCTGCCAGCGCCGCTGTGCGTCGTCCTCGGCCCCTTCGAATACGAAGCCGAACATGCGCCAGCCATTGGCCTGGCAGTCATTGGCCCAGGCGGCGATGCCTTCCCAGTCGATCCCCTCGTCGGGAAGGCCGACGCCGATGACCCGCTTGCCGTTCACATAGCGACCGAACGCATAGGTGCCGGCATGCAGCGCCGGCAGCTCGCTCCATTCGTAGGTGCTCTCGACGCCGAGGCGATGCGAACCCGATCCGCCCGGGCGGGTGCTGTCCTTGCGGGGATCGTAGCAAAGCGCCCACTTCGCCAGCACGCCGCGGGTCGGCAGGCCCGAGGCGTAGATCTTGCCTTCCTTGTCGAACTTGTGATTCCACGCGATCGCGGCCGTGCCGCTCATCTTGTGGTTCGTCGACCAGCCCGTGGGGTTCGCCTGCAGCGGGGCTGTCAGCGCGGTGTCGGGGCGCGCGCCGAGGCGGGTGTCGGTCGCGAGCCAGCCAGAATAGTAGCTGGTGACCGGCCCGAAATCGACCTGCGGCGTGATCGGTCCGGCGATCGGCCCGGCAACGCAAAGCGCCATGGCTTCGAACAGGAACGGGTTAGGCACCTTCTTCAGCGTGGGCCCATACCCGACCTTGTGGCGCAGCACCCCGCCGAAATAGCCCTCGCCCATCCCGTAGGGCGACGGTGGATCAACAGCGACGATCGTCTCGGTGACGCTGCCCCGCGCCGGCGGCGGCTTGGTGAGCAGGCGGGCGCCGATGCCCGCCACGGCGGAGACTGCGCCCGCGATCGCCGCGATCGGCTGCAGGCCGGGGATCACGGACGCAACTATGGCGACGGCGCCCGCGACCTTCGAGATGAAGCGCAGGGCCTTCGCCATTGGTCAGAGCCTCCAGGCAGCCGTCACGTCGGCGAGATCGATGTCGAGGACCGCCATCAGGTGCTGGTCGGGATGCCAGCCCGCGAACTTGCGTGGCGCCACATTCACCAGCAGGCAGTCGAGCCAGGCCTCGTTGTCTTCCGCATCGCCCGGGATCGCGGCGAGATCGCCCAGTAGCATCTCCGCCGGCGCGATGCGCGGCAGCAGGCTGTCCATGAGCGCGATCACAGTCGGGTGCCCGCGTGCGTCGAGCTCCCTGCGCGCGCGCAGCGCCGATCGCAGGGGCGGCATGCGCGGCGGCTTGTGCCCCATCTGGCGCATCTGGAAGCGCGCCATGTGCAGACAGGTCGTGCTCTTGCGCCATTCGAAGGCAGAGCCGCCATAGCGCCGCAGCGTCGCAGCGGTGGCAAGCCGGCGACGTTCGAGTTCGGGAAGCTGGGTCATCAGTAGAGATTCACGTTGGGAAAGCCGCCGGGGCCAAAGCCGCCACCGCCACCGCCACCACCGCCGCCGCCGCCGCTGAGGGCGCGGACGGGCGCAGCGACGCCCCAGGCGACCGGCAGCTTGAGCCCGATGGCGTTGTCGTGGCCGAGCTCGCCCGGCCAGATCGACTTGTGGAAGGTCGGCGACAGGGTGTTGCCGATGTTGCGCTCGAACAGCCGTTCGGCGGTCGAGACTATGCTCATGGAAAGCGACCGCTCGCCCCGGCTCACCCGCACACTCGTCTGGTCGACCTGCCCCTCGAAGGCGAGACTTGGCGTGCCGGCGATCAGCCCGGTCGCGGGATCGTACTCGGCAATCCAGAAGCGAGCGCGCGCCTGCTGGAAGCTGGGCCGGGATAGGTCGGCTGCCGGCGTCGTGCTCGGCGGCTGAAGGGTCAGCTCGAGCGCCGGCACCTCGTCGCCGATCCCCTCGGTCAGCGATTCAAGGCTGGCGATGTTGCCGAACACCGCGTCGCTGCTCTGGTAGAGTTCGCTGGCGAAAGTGAAGAAACCGCCGTCGCACAGCCGCACGGTTCGCGTCGGGAGCTCGATCTTGAGCAGCCCGGTGATCGCGACCATCAGCCGAGCTCCTCGAGCGTGAAACCCAGCTGCACCATGCGATCGACGCGGATAGCCCAGTCGGAGCTCTCGCCGTCGACGAAGCCGTCGATCATCGGCTGCGCGAGGTGGACCACCGCGCCGTCCGGAAAGGGAAAGCGCAGCGCCGGCACGATGTTGACCGTGGCCAGTCCGGATCCGCTGGCGACAACGGCATTGGTGACGTTGTGCAGGTAGTGGTTGCCGCCGCCCTCGATGCTGAGCCAGAAGCCTTCGGCGATCGGGTAGCTCGCCGTGAGACCGCGCAGCGCGATCGCTGTGCCTGCCTGCCCTGCCCCGTTGACCACCGGGCTGCCCGGGGATCCCTGATCCATGCCGAGCAGCGGCCAGGGCATCCGGACGAAAGTCGACTTGGCGCGCAGCAGGCGCGAAACGAAGATCGCGGCTTGCGCCGGGGTCATCAGCGGATAGGAGATTGCTGCACGAAAGCGGTTGCCCGGCCGGTCGACCCGCACCGTGCGCGCGCCGAGCGCGCCGCGCAGATTGACGCCGAAGTCGATCATCGATGCCTGCGCATCATTCGGAGCGGGGGACGCGGGCAGCGTGATCATGCGCCGATCCGCCGCGTCTGTCGCCGCGCCAGGCGCGATTCCGTCAAGCGCGCGCTGCCATCCATGATCTGCGGCGCCTTGCCCGCGACACTGCGGCCAATCCGCGCCTCGACGATATCGGTCCGCTCATCGAGGATGATGCGGATCGCCGACTGCCCGGCCTCGCGCAGCTCGTGATTGGGAACGACGCGCCCGCCGCGCGGCACCTGCAGGATCTCCGGTCCGCGCTCGCCGACCATCATCAGCCCGCCCGGGTGGAAGGCGGTACCGTTGGCATTGCCCGGGATCTGCGCTGCGTTGATGCTGGTGGCGAGCTTGCTGCCAAACAGGCCGCTGCTGCCCAGCTGCAGGAACAGGTTCACCGCACTGCCAAGAATATCGAGAAAGCCGCCGCCCTTGATGGCATTGACCATCCGGTCGAGCGCCTGGATCGACTTCTCGGTCATGTCCTTGAAGCTGTCGGCGATCTGGACGGTCTGCACCCGGGTGGTCTCCGCCACCCGCCCGATGCTCTGGGCGATTGACTCCGCGGCCGCGTTGACCTCCGCCGCCTCCTTGAGCGGGCCCTCGTCGAACCCTTGCGCGCGGCGCACGGATTCACGCCGCGTGCTGGCGCTGATCACGCCGGCGCGCTCGCCCGCGAAGAGATCGGCGATCCGCGAGGCCTTTTCGTCGGCCGCGACAAGCTCGGGAAACAGCTCAGCCAGGTGGCCCTGCACGCGCTCCCGAAGGTCGCGCATCGCCTTTTCGACGCCATTGGCCGCCTTCTGCGCGGGATCGACCATATAGGTCTGCAGCTTGGCCATCTCGACCCGGATGCCGTCGACCATGTCGGGCACGTAGGAGTTGCCGACGACGGCGATGTACATGTCCCTGAAGAAGCCGGTGACCGCGTTGATCTTCTTTCCGACCCAGTCGAAGATCGCGCCAAGCTTACCGACCAGCCAATCCTTCACGCCGGTCACCAGTTGCGCGAGCGCGCGCACGCTGCCGACCTGCATATTCCACCACCAGGTGACGGCTCCGACCAGCAGATCCTTTAGCGCGCCGAGCACCGGGGCGACATTCTCGTTCCACCAGGCCGACACCACGCGGCCGAGATCGGCGACGATCGCCTTGATGTCGTCCCAATAGTACCAGGCCGCAACCACGGCAGCGACAGCCGCGACGATCAGCCCGAGCGGCGAAAGCAGCAGCGTGTTAAGCGCCAGCCCGACAACCGATAGGATCGCCGGGAAGCCACCAAGCATTGCGATGGTAGCAGCGCCCGCACTGATGACCGAACCGAGGCCGACCGCGATCGGCCCGACGATCGCTGCGATCGCGCCAAGCACCACGACAGCCTGCTGCACCGGCTCGGGAAGGCTCGCGAAGGCCGAAGCCATCCCGGCAATCGCCTCGCCGATCGGCGCGATGGCGGGGAGGATAGCGCCGCCGATCGCATCCATCGCCTGCCCGATCGCTACCTGCGCTTCGCGCCAGGGCGAGGTGTCGGCGGCGGCCTGCGCGGCGCCGGCAAACTGGCGCTCGACTTCGGCAAGGATCACGCCCTGCGCGCCGGCCATGTCGCCGGCGTCTGACATGGCCTTGATCTGTGCCTTCTGCGCCTCGGTGAACTGGACGCCGACGCGGGTGAGAGCGGTGATGCCCTTGATCGGGTCGTTAAGCGCCTTGCCCAACATGATTGCCGCCGACTGCGGCTCGGTGCCGAGGCGGGTCGCCATGTCGACGGCCGCCTGCTGCGCGCGGTCGAACTCGCGGCCCGCCACATTGCCGAAGGTCAGCAGCTGCGCGGTGACCTGCTTGAGGATGACCTCGGCGTCGAACAGCGAGCGCATCTCGAGCGCGTCGGCCGCCTTGGACAACTCATCCGCCGTCTTGCCCGACACGCCGCCCATCGAGGCCAGCGCCGCGGTGACGTCGGCCATCGCCTTCTGCTGGTCGATGAAACCGTCCACCGCGCTCTTGGCGATCGCCGCCATGGGCAGCGACACGGCGAGGCTCATCTGCTTGCCGAAGTCGGCGATATCGCGGCCGCGGCGCTGGATCGCCTTCGTCGTCTTCGCGATGTCCTGCTCGGACCGGGCGAGCCCTTCCTGAAGAAGGCCATGCTCGACCGCAAGCCGGATCAGCAGCGATCCGATCTTCACTGCCATCGGTTCAACCTTCCACTTTTCGTATCGTGATTGGAGCGCCGCGCGCGGCGGCGTCCTGCAGTGCGAGGATCATGTCCCGCACAGAGCGCGGCTTGCTGGGCCTGACCTGCTCGACCCATCTGTCGAGGCTGCCGAGCTTTCCTGCCCCGGCCATCACCCGCATCTGGGCCGCGACGTAGTCGGTCAGCACCTGCTCCTCGATGCGCGCCTGCCGGACCTTGGCGTCAGCCTCCATCGCCGCGGCGAACGAGGCCGGCGTCTGCTGCCAGAAGGCGGCCTCGGTCCTGCCCGAGGCCAGCCACCGGCCGAGCAGGTCTAACCACGCTCGGCGGCGGCTCTCCGGGCCTTCCGGTTGGCCGCCGGGGGCGCGTTTCCCTCCTCGACACCGCCGGGCGCCATCGCTTGGGCGATCGCCCAGGCGACGATCCCCATTGCCCCGGCCGTGCCGAGGTCCTGGATGATGTCGCCGACGTCCTCGAGGCTGACGTCGTGCGCGCCCGACAGCGCGTGGAACATCACGAGCCGCACGTCCGATTGCCGCAGTCCCTTGATCGCGGCAAAGACCTTCGCCGGGTCCTTGGCGTCCTCGGCGTCGAGCTGGATCATCAGCGGACCGACGAACTCATAGAAGCCCTTGCCGGTCTCGGCCTCGATCGCGCAGGTGGCGTTGAAGTCGAAGCGGGCAGTCCACTCCTGCCCGAGCGCGGTGAACCGCTTCTCGTCGAGGCGGCTCATTACGGCGCCGCCGTGATTTCAGCCGCGTCGACCGGCTTCAGCGTGATCTCGAAGGTGCGCTTGGCATCCTTCGGGTTCATCCGCTTGAAGTTGTAGAACAGCCCGGTGCCCTCGACGTGGAAGATATCCGCGCCTTCCTTGAGGATGATGCGGTATTCGCAGGCACCTTCCTCGTCGTCGGCCGACTGCAGCAGCGTGTCCGAGGCGGAGTTGATGACGTAGTTGCCGCGGATCGTGATCGGCGTACCGTCCTTGAGCGGCAGCTTCTTCCACTCCTTGTATTCCTCGGTGTCGAAGTTGCTGGTCTCGTAGAGCTCGCGCTCGCTCGAGGTCGGCAGCTCGGGGATATCGTCGACCTCGGCGACCTTGGTCAGCACGCCGGCGCCGATCTTGATCCAGAGCTCGGACCCATGGCCATGGGTCGTTTTCGAAAGTGCCATCGGCTTGGTCTCCTAGTTGTGCCAGATGATGAGGTCGGACCGCTCCCGGCAAAGCCGGCCGGCCGGGGTGTTCACGGCGTCGCTGCCGCCGTTGTCGACAAAGCTGCGCAGGAAGGTGGTGCTGCCCACAACCGCCGGCAGCACCAGCACGGGGATCACCAGCTCCAGCAGCGCTTCGGCCTGTGAGGCGGTGCGCGCGAGGCAGTTGACCTGCACCCGCGTGCCCCGGAAGCCGTCGAAGCCATCGTGATTCTGCGGACGCGGGTCGCTGATGACCTGAAGCGTGATCGCGGGCAGCGGCGCATCGGCTGCCAGATCATTCCATTCGATCTCGTTGCCCGTAAGTGCGAACACCTCCGGCGTGGTCAGCAGCCGGGCAACCAGCGCGGCCTTCCAGCTCATCCCTTGCCTCGCTTCTTTGCCAGGCGCTCGGCTGCGCGTTCGATGACCTGACCTGCTTCTTCACCGAACCGGCGGATCGTCGCCTCGCCCTCTTCGTCGAAAGCCGGGCGGAAGAACGGGTTGGCCGCCTCGCCGGGCCTGCCGAACTCCTCGATCACAGCGACCCCAGCGACGCCGGGATCGCGATAGGTTCCTCCCTTGCCCCGGCCAGACTTCGTCTTCCGCGTGACGTAGCGGGCAGGTTCCTCGTTCGCGTCGATACCGATCACGATTCCGAATTGCGGGCTGTCTGGCCGTTCACCCTTGGCTGCCGCCATTTTGACCGATCGCCTGAGGTTGCCCTTGTCCTCGCGCGCTTTGTTGCGAGCCTTCTCGAGCATCGGCTTTCCGGCCTTGCGGAGGGTGGCGCGCAGCGCGGTGCGGACCGCACGCGGATCGCCCAGCTCGCGCAGCGCCGCCTGCAGATCGGTCAGGCCCTCCACTTCGATCTTCACGGCGCCCATGCCTCGCCGGTGCTTTCGACCAGCAGTTCGATCGCGTGCTCACGCGGGCGGTCGATCGGGATGGGGGGCTGGAGCAGCTCGAACCGCTCGCCCAGCATCCCGATCGCGTCGGCGCTGGTGATCTGGCGGGTCAGGCCATCGATGCGCAGCCACAGGCTGTAACGCGCAAAGCTGCGTCGGCGCTCGCCTTCTTCGCGTTCGCCGCCGGGCAGCGCCTTGCGCGAGGCCGAGCGCGTACCCAACAGCTGCCAGGTCTCGACCTGCTGCAACCCGTCGTGCGTGAGCGTCCGGCGCAGGATTGCGACCCGCCGGTCGAGGTTGCCCGCCCTCATAGCCAGATCCTGTAATTGGTCAGCAGGCTCTCGACCTGCATGGTGCTCGGCACCCTGGCGGCCACGGTTCCGATCGCGAAGCTCTCGCGCTGGGCGAACAGGTCGGCGACCATGATCAGGATCGCCGTCTTCAGCGGACCGGGAACGGTCTCGTATCCCAGCTCCAGCGTTACCCGGATCGCATCCTGGCGCCGCAGTGCCGCAGGCCAGGCCGTGCCATAGGCCGGGCGAAGGCCGGACTGCAGGCCGCTCCCGAAGAGCTCCCAGTTCGCCTCGGGCAGGCTCTGTTCGCTGCCCGCCGCATCGTCATAGGCGATGGCCGTAACGGAACGGACAGGCCCGATCGGCAGCGCCGTGAGATCATGCCAGTCGTTGGCCGCACACCGGACGGTCTGCTGCACGAGCCGCGTGCCGGTGACGGCCTCTACCTGCTCGCGCGCAGCGGTGATGAAGCGCGCCAGCTGCTGATCATACAGCACCTCTTCCGCCTCGACCGCGACGAATTCCTTCGCCTCGTCGATCGATACCGGCTCGGAAGCCGGCGGCGTCAGGGTTACCGGCGCGCTCCACATCGGGGCTTAGGCCTTGCCAGTCTTCTTCGCCGGCGCGGCGGCGGGCTTCTCCGCAGCTTCCGCCTCGGCCTTGGCCTTCGCCTCAGCCTCCGCTTCGGCGGCGGCATCCGCTTCGGCCTTGGCTTTCGCTTCGGCATCGGCCTTGGCCTTTGCAGCGGCCTCGGCCGCGACAGCGTCGATCACGGGCGTGTCTTCGCCGGTTGCTTCATCTTCGAGCGGCAGCGGCTCGAACCCGTCGAGAGCCACGGCAAAGCCCGCACGGATCAGGCCAGAGGCCTCGCGCTCATCGCACTCGTGCTCATCGCCGCGGACAAGCGAAATCGCCGGGCCGCACAGCCCGGTCAGCATTTTCAGTTTCGGCATTGGTCGGTCTCCTTCGCAGGCCCGCGCAGCAGCTGCGCAGGCCAGCGAAAGCCCGGGCGAGCTTGGCCCGCCCGGGTCTCGTGTGCAATTACAGCTGGCGCAGGTGCTTGACCGCCGCGGTGTCGGCGAGCTCGCCGTCGAAGCGGATGAGACCGGCGAGGCCGATCTTCGGCCAGAAGCGCTCGCGCACCGTGCCGACCAGCGGGCTGCCGACCTTGCGGACGATGTAGGCGCTCATGTCGCCGAACAGCACCGAGCGCGCACCCGCCGCGATCGCGGGGATGTCATCGTTCACCCAGTACTGCTTGCCGAGCACGAGGTCGGGCGCACCGACGCGTACGTCACCCATCTGCCAGAGGTAGTTGCCCTGCCCGTCCTTCAGGCGGCGGATCGCCCCCATGGTGGTGTCGGCGAACTGCCAGCCACAATTGGGGCTGCGGCGGTAGGCCGAGTTGACCGAATGCTGCAGGTTGATCAGCTCGTCCGCCGCGATCGCGGTGGCCGAGGCGGCGATCAGGCCCTGCGTCGAGGCACCGACGATCCCCTGGGGCTGGTTGGAACCGGTGCCGGTCGTCAGCAGGCGGTTGCCGATGCGGCCGAGCCGCTCACCGATCTTGCGACCGACGAAGGCCTCGACGTTGAAGGCCGAGTCCTGGAGCAGCTCGAAGCTGATCTTGATCCAGGGCGTGGCGTAGACGAACGCACCGAGGTTCTTCTCGCCGAACACCAGGTCGCCCGAGTTGTCGTCGGTCGGATCGCCGCCTTCCGCCAGCAGCGCCGCGGTGTTCCCCGTGTCGTTGTTGGTCGGGATGTCGAACGGATTGCCCGAGCTGGTGACGATCTCGGTCGTGATGCCCGGGTCGTACATCGGGCCCCAGGCCAGCATCGATTCGACGATGAAGCCGGCGAGCGTGGTCGGCACGGTGAAGCCGCCGGCCGCGTCGGCGCCGCCGGTCTGCACGCGGTTTTCCGCGACATAGCCGCGGCGCAGCAGCGCGCGCTGCTCAGGCGGAAGCGCGATGTCGGTGCCCTCGGCCAGCATCGCGTAGAACGCGGCGCGGTAATCGGCCTGCAGCTGCTCGTCGGAGCGGTCCTCCCCGCCCGGCTCGTCGGTGCCAGGCTCGCTGCCATCGCGGCCGTTGGGGCGGTTCCGGCGCCGGCGCTCTTCCTCGGCGTTCTCGAGCTCGAGCTGGCGCTCCTCGCGCTTGATCTTGGCGTCGAGTGCCTTGAGCTTCTCCATCACGGCGTCGTGGCGCTGCTCGGCCTCGGTGATGCGGGTGTTGTCGGTTTCGTTCTCGATCCCGTCGAGGATCGAGCGGGCTTCGGCGACGAGCTCGCCGCGCTGCTCGTAGTACTGCTGGAGAATCATCTCAGGCTCCGGTCACAAAAAAACCCGCCAGCGGCGGGTGGTTGAGGACGCCGCGCGTGCGGATCGTCGCCTCGGGCTCTCGCCCGGTAATGGGTTGGTCAGATCTTCCGCTCGGCCTGCGCCTGCTTCATGCGGAGCCGGGCGAGCGCGCCCGACTTGTTGTGCTGCCGCCGTTCGGTGCGCGACTGTTCGAGGCTGCGCATCCCGGCCTCGGTGTCCGGATAGGCGGGGAAAGCGGTGTAGGTGACCTCGATAAGGTCGGCCTCCTGGATCGTCCGCAGCGGCGGGTCGACGGTCTCGTCCCACTCCTGCTTGCGCGCGACGAAGCGGAAGCTCATCCCCTCGATGTCACCGCGCTCGAGCTGCACCTTCAGGTCTCGGCCGTCGCTGGTGTCCGGCAGATCGTTCTCGAAGGCGAGGCCGCGGTCATCCTCGTTCAATCGCAGCGTGCCGCGGCTGCGCCGGCCAACCGGCCGCGAATCGTCATGGCTGTGCAGCGCGACGACGTCGCGCTCGCCAAGCGACCGCGTGAAGCATCCCGGCGCGAACTGTTCGGTCCACCACCCGCCGATATCGGTGCGGTTGTTCCACAGGACGGCGTAGCCGGCGGCTGTTCCGATTCCGTCATCGCCCTGCACCATGCGCAGCTCGCCGCCGCTGAGCGCACGGCGCTCCTGCCCGTCAGTCTTCGGTGCCGGCACCGCCGTCCTCCTCTTCAAGTTCATCTTCCAGCGGCGTACCGCCATTCTGCCCCGCCCCGGGACCGGTGCCCGCGCCCGCCATCGTCAACGGCACGGTGGCCTGCTGCACGTAAAGCCGATCGCCACCCTCCATTGGCGGCCGCTGCTCGAGCGCGCGCGCCTCGTTCGGGGTCAGCTGCCCGGTCTGGATTGCGCGGGCCAGCGCCTCGCTGCGCTCCTTGAAGGCGCCGCGCTGCAGCCCGTCGAGATTGTGCCGCACCTTGCGCGCCGGGTTCTTCCACCCGTAGAGCTTCAGCGTGAGCTCATCCTCGAGCGCCTTGGCCCACTGCATCACCAGGTGCTTGGCCAGCCACAGATCCTGCTGCTCGGTGTTGCTGAAAGTGCCCTTGCTCAGATCCTGCACGAACACCGGCGGCATCTGCCACCCGCGGCTGATCTCCACGATCTGGAAGGCCCGCGCCTCGACCATCTGCCCCTTCGAGGGATCGATCCCGACCGCCTTCAGGCTGTGCCCGGGCGGCATGCCGAAGAAGTTGGAGTTGGATCGCCGCGCGAGATCGATCGCCCGCATGATGTCGGCCTGCGCGCGCTTGAACGCGTCCGCCCCGCTGGGCATCGGTCCCTCCAGCGCCAGCGGAGGAACCCCGCCGCCGAGGAAGAACCCGCCCGCGAAGCTCTCCATCGCGATCGCCAGGCTGATCGCCTTGTTGATCTTCCCGATCGGCGAGTAGCTTCCGAGCCCGTCCCGCTTCAGCATGAAAGGGACGTCGATCACATCGCCCGGCACATATTCGCGGCCGTCATGGATATAGACCTTGCGACCGGCCACCCGCTTGATCGTGGTGAGCCCCGGGTCCATCGGCCAGATCCCGACCGGCCTTCTTCCGGCGCGCTCGATCCATGACAGGCCGCGGCCGCCGGTGAAGACCTGCTGCCAGAACCAGCGCCGCCAGCCATAGCTGGTCTCGCTCTCGTTCGGCGCGTAGCTGAGCAGCTGGGCGGGCTCGTCCTCGATCCGCTCGCCATTCTCGCCCGCCTCGAAGGTCGGCAGGGGCAATGCGGCCAGCGTGCGCGACAGGAACGACACGATCGAAAAGACAGCGGGCACGCACAGCGCCGCCTCGACCGAAACGATGGGCAAGGCGCCCATCTTCTCGGCGACGCCCAGCAGGCGCAGCAGCTCCTCCGGATTTTCCGAGAGGCTGTACTTCGGATCCTCGAGCGACCGCTGCTCCGCCAGATATGATGGCGGCGCGCTGTCGCCGGGTTGCCCGAAGGCCCAGCTCCACAAACCCATTCAGTTCTCGCTTTCATCCGGCGCGAGCCGGTAGTTCGGGTCATCCCAGGGAGAAGGCGGCGCCTCTTCCTCGCCCGATCCGCCCGTCGCGGTCCCGATCGCCATGATCAGCGCGACGGCGCTGTCGATCTTGGCTTCGGGCCCGGGCTTGTTCGGGTAGACATTGTCCTTCTTGTCGATCTGCGCGACGACGTTGCTCAGCTGCCATTCCATGACAGCACAGCCGCCGTGCGCGATCGCGCCCGAGCGTGTCAGTGCATCGAGCGTCTTCATCGGCTCGCTCATGTTGAGCACGATCTGCCGGTACTCGAGCATCGGGTGCCCGGCCTTCATCGCCGTGGTGACGAAGTAGTTCGCCTGGTGCGGGTCGTAAGGGACCTGCTCCAGCTGGAGGAAGCTGCTGATCTCCTCGAGCTTGATCAGCATCTCGTCGTAATCGAGGATCTCGCCCGGGTTTACCGAGAGCAGCCCCAGCTTGTCCCAGCCCTGATAGGACGGCCGATCCTCGACCGCCTTCTCGGGCACGAAGTACCAGCCCGTCCGGATCACCGGATCCTCCGGTGTCGGCTTCTCGCCTTCCGGCAGGATCAGCAGCTCGAGCGCCCCGATGTCGATCTTTGACGCGAGGTCCAGCGCCGCGATCGCGCGGCGTCCGCGCAGCTGCTCGAGCGTGAGGACCTCGTCGCCGGTCGGCGGGAGCCAGTCCCGCTTGCAGCGGCGCCATGCCTCGATATCGAAGTATGCCGCGCGGGCCGCGACCCACAGGTCGAGGTGCTTCGTCTTGAACGCACCGGCCTTGCGCGGCGTCCTGATCGCATCCCGCTGCCGCGCGAGGAGATAATCCTCGAGCACCGAGATGCCCATGTTCGGGTTCGCCTTGCGCAGCGCCTCGACGCTCTTCCAGTCGTCGTCCTCGTCGATCGTGTACTCGACGAAGAAGGTCTCGTGGTCGAGCGGGAACACCCCGCCCTCGCATCCGATCCCGGCGAGTTTCTCGCGCTCCTCCCGGATCGAGGCGTAGCACGGGCCCGCCAGATTGTAGCCGGCCGTGGTGATGATCACCTGCATCGGCTGCTCGCGCGCGCCCATGCCGGTCTGCATCGTCTCGACCTGGCTGTCGTCGTCGTGCTCGTGGTACTCGTCGTGGATCGAGCAGCTCGGGCTCTGCCCGTCGCCCGGATCGCCGATGATCGTCTCGAACTTCGACCCGTCAGCCGGCCGGATTATGTTCTTGGCAGTCAGCTCGATGCCGAAGCTGTCGCGCAGCGCCTGCGTCCGCTTCACCATCAGCCGCGCCGGGGTGAAGACCTCCCACGCCTGCTTCTCGTTGGTCGCCCCGCTGTAGACCTCGGCACCATGCTCGCCGTCGAGGCAGAACATGTAGAGCCCGACGCCGGCGGCGATCACGCTCTTGCCGTTCTTGCGCGGCACCACGACGTAGAGGACGCGGTACCGCCGCAGCCCGTCGGCCTTGCGCAGCCACCCGAAGGCGCAGGCAAATATCCAGATCTGCCAGGGCTGCAGGATCAGGGTCTCTTTGCCCCGGGCCCATTTGCCTTTCGTGTGCGGCAGGCACTCGATGAAGGCGCAGATCTTCTTCACCTTCTTCGGATCGAAGGTGAAGGGGAAGTCCTCGTCCCCCTGTCGTGTCAGCTCCTCGAGGAAGCGCTGGCACTGCAGCCGGATCGTCTTGCAGGCGAGAATCTCGCCGGCAACCACGTCGCGCGCGTATTTCTCCGCTATCGCGGCGTAGTCTTTGCTCCCCACATCGGACTAGGCGGTCTTCGCTTCCCAGTCGGAGGGCAGCTCCCGAACCAGGAGATCACGACCCGAGTGCACGGCGAATTCGCCGCTGCTGTTCTTCGCGACCTCGCCGATCTTAGTGTAGCTGCCATCCTTCATGGGCACGCGGCCGGGGCCCAGTGGGAATTCGAACACCTCGACCGGCCAGTCGTGGGTCGTGACGGTGACCTTGGTAGTCATGAACGGTTTCCTTTAAAGATCGAGGAGCGCCGCGAAGGGATTGTCCTCAGGCTTCTCGCCCTGGCCGAGCCGCAGTGCCGTCGCCGGCGTGATCATCAGTTCGGCGAGCAGCGCGTGCGCATGGCGCATCGCATCGCCCAGCATCTGCACTTCCGGCCGCTTGCGGATCATGAAGCCGTGCTGGGTCGCGCTCTCGTAAGTGTCGCCCTCGACCTCGAGCACCGCCTGGTAGCGGCGGATCTGCTCGAGCCGCATCGCGAGCAGCGCGACGATATCGACATAGTGCGGCGAAGCCCGCCCCTGCTCCTCCAGGATCCGCGCGATCGAGCCGAATAGGCCCTGCGCATGCTCCGACAGATGGAACGGCGGTGGCATGCCACCCGGCACCACTGGCGCCGGAACCTTCGCTTCGCGATCGCTGCGGTCAGTGCCGCGCAATCGCTTCAGCGCCGGCTCGGTCGGCTTCCGCCCCGACCCCGGCCGGGACCCTCCTCGCGGCATGTTTTTACCTTTTGAAATCGACCGCGTGAAAATTTAACTGGGGCGGCGGTGTCCGTAGGGAACGCCCTAAGACTTCGACCCTCCCCCCCCGTGCTGCGCCTCGAGGCGCTCGGCCTTGGACTTGGCCTCGTGGCATGGCTTGCACAGTGCCTGCCTGTTCGACCGTGCTTCAGTTCCGCCGGCTGCCAAGGGTCTGATGTGGTCGACCTCGACCGCCCGGACATGTCTACCCTGCTCAAGGCAGAGCCTGCAGAACGGCTCTTCGACCAGCACGGCAGCCCGCATCGCCTGCCCGGCGCGACCTCTGATCCGCTTGTCGCGGTAGGTCGTTCGACGCGCCCACGGCTCACGAGGCTTCCATCCCGGAGGACGGAAGACAGGCGGCCGCTCGGCCATCAGTCGACCTCGACGCCAAGCCCTGCCAGCTGCCGGTCGACGAAAGCGATCTGGGCCTGGCACTCGGCGATCAAGGGCGCCCGGCAGACGGCCTTGAGGCTTTCATCAGCATACTTGCCGCCGAGGATCACGTCGATCAGGCCCACTTCGACCGCATCGACCAACGCTTGCAGCTTGTATCGCCGGTCAACCAGCTCGCTCGCTTTGGGGAGCTCGGTCAGCTTCACGACGCGACCTTTCCCTGAGTGCCCGACTGACCGGTGCGCTCGATGTAGAAGGTCTCCCCGCCAGGCTCGTAACCCAGCCCGAGCGCCTTCAGGGCCGGGCCATGCTTGCCCTTCAGGCCCGCAGCCGTCTCCGTCTTGCGCAGCTCGTACTTGGGCCGGACGAACTTTCGACCCCATGCGGTGGCGCGCAGCTTCTCGACCACCTCGTCGATCTTGCCGGCCACGGTGACCTTGCCGCGGCCCGTGCGCGTGCCGAGCATCGCGCCGCCCAGCTCGGCCGACTTGCGCTTGCCCTTGGTCAGCTGCTCGGCATTGTCCTTCCACCACGGCTCGAGCTTCTTCTCGATCGCCTCGCGCCGCGCGACCAGCGCCGTCAGATCCTTGTCGACCTCGGCATTGGCGGCCGCGATCGCCGCATCGCGCGCTTCCTCGATCGCGGCGATCTCGCCGTCGAGCTCGGACCACTGCTCGCAGAGCCGCTGCGCCTCGTTCAGACTGCGCGGCTTGCGGATCGATCCATCGCTCATCAGCGTTCCTTCAGCAACATGATGACCAGCGTCAGCGTCAGCAGCTCGTCGCCGCCGAACGAACGCCAGTCGTAGGAGGTAATCCCCGCCTCGACGGCCAGATGGCCGGGCACGTTGAACTCGCGCTCGGGAAGGGAATCGTGGAACAGGTCGCCGGCCTTCACGGCCTCCGCGCCGGTGAAGCGCAGCACCAGCTGGTGGCGCGCGCCCGACAGCGTGATCGCGTTCCATTCCTGCGCGTCATGACCGATGATCTCTGCCGCCGGTACTTCGCGCGCGATCAGGCGCTGCAGCTGGCGACTTTCCAGCTTCACCGGGCAACCCCGTTAAGGTGCCGCAGCAGCCGCTTCGCGTCGCGCCCCTCCTGCAGCTCGGCCAGCGCCTGCGCCAGCCAGGCCCGGCTCACCACGGTGCGATCGCCATTTGTGCTTTCGGCTTCGGCCTTCAGCTTCGCCAGGTCAATCACCGCCACACCCCTCGGCGAAAGGCGTCGCGCACCCCGCGGGCGGCCTGCGCTGCGCGATGCTCGAGCTCATCGAAGCGCTCGGCCGATCGGATCCCCTGATAGTCGATCTCGTTGAGGACCTCCTCCAGCTCGTCGATCTGCGCGCGCAGCAGCTGCGCGAGACCTTGGCCGGTTTCGGCTCGTGACATTCGTCCTGTCCTCAAACGAAGAAGCCCGCCGGTTGCGCACCAGGGAGGCGCAAGGGCGGGCTTCGCGGGGGTTCCACGGGCTCGGGGCGGACCTGTGGCGGGGTCGTTTCTGGCCGAAAACGTGACCGATCGGCAGGGTCGTTTTTGTAACGGTCCCGATCAGATGCGATTGAACAAGCCGCGAAACGGGATTTTGTAGCTCGGCGCAGGCTGAACCAGTGGCGCGGGACGTGCTGGCAAAATCTCGGTAATGTCCGAACGCAAACGGGCCCTGAAGCTCTCAATTTCTCGCCTCTTCTCGACCCGCTCACGGAACGATTGACTCCAGCTCCTCAAGACAGCCTCCTCTGCACCGCCACAAGATCATCCTCGTCGACACTGTCCCGTGCCCAGCCATAACAGTCAGGCCAGGCATCCAGCGCACCGGTCAGCAATCCGCGCGCTGTCGCATCGCGCATCCGGAATTCGGCGGCCACCGCCCGGCACGACCGGTCATCGATGATCATCGCCAGCACCGGGGCGGGCTTGCGCAGCTGCCGCCGCCAGCGGGTGTAGGCGACCTCCGCCCGCACCCGCCCAAGGCTCTCCTCGGCCATGCGGTGCCCGGCAAAGCCGTTGTCGACCCGCGTTTCGAAACTGATCGTGCCGATCGCCACGTCGCGACCGATGCGATCGTAGACTGTGCGGATCTCCTCGGCCCACGCCAGCTGGTCGATCGACAAGTGGCCATTCCCGAACATCCGGGCGAGCGAACCCTGCGATGCGAAGCGGGCCTTGATCAGGGTCTCGGCTGTGCCGTGCGCTTCGTGCCTGCGCCAGCTGTCGACAGCTGCCGCGCGCGCGGCCAGATCCGCTTCTTCCATTGCCCGGCGCGGATGCGCCCGCGCCCATGCGTCAGTCCGAACCGCTGTCTGTATGCCCATCCTGCCGCTTTCCCCGCTCCGCCTGGTGATCGCGCGCAGGATAATCGAGCGCCGGCGGAGGCAGCAGGGTCGGATTTGTGACGCAGACATCGGGCGGGATCATCCCGGCCCGCTCGAGCACCTTTCGCGCCGTCTCGATATCGCTCGGCAGGCGCAGCCCGCGTGATCCCGGCGATCGGTGGAGCAGCCCCTCGCGCTCGAGGCTGATGATGGCGCGCTTCACCCGGGTGCGGTTGCTGTCGAGGCCCGCAGCGATCTCGCCATAGCTGGGCGACTGCCCCCAGCGGGTCAGGTAAGTCCGCACAAAGTCGAGCACCAGCGCGCGAAAGCTCGCCATCTCGGGACGCAGGCGCAGCGTCGGGTGCAAGTCTTCGGGCAGGTCCAAACTGCCGTCCCTCCCTGCCCCGCTTTTGTTCTAGCCGAGCGGAGACTCCGGGGGAAGATCGGAATTGCGAGCCTTCAGAGGCAGTTGATGCCGTCCGATTTTGCGAATCGTGCGCAATCGACCGCGAACTCATCCAATCCGCTGAACCTGTTGCGCCGATAGCTGAAAGCCATCGTCTCGACCTGATTGTCTGACATGGGAAGCGAAGTCGCAAGCTGCGTCCTGTCAGTCCAACCGAAAACCCAGCACTGGTCTTCGTTGCCGCACTTGTCCCCTGCCGCGGTCACGAGTTCATCGGTCGTCGCGCCCTCCGGGATAAGCAGCGCCCAGTTCCCGCGGCCTGACATTGCGGCGAACTCGAATGAGTCCGTGCCTCCACAGCCGCCCAGCGAAAGCAGGCCTAAAGCGATTGCCGCAATCCTCATCCCTGACATGCGCACCCCTTTGGTTTGCTGCAGGCCTTGTCCTTCGCGATGCAGCTGTCGCCGCACGGTTTGCCTGCCTTGCACACCTTGCAGCAGGCCCCGGCAGCGCACAAGGGTGCGGCCGTGGTGATCGGCGTCACCAGCGCCAGTGTTATCGCTCCGAGCAAAATCTTCATGGCATTCCCCCTCTTTTCCTAACCCGATTTGTACCCCAACTGCCGGTCGTGAATGGTCGTCGGTCGGCGATCATTTATCGCGGGCGGTGTCCCTGGCAGCCCTCCGCCGACAAGTCGCCGGGCGATGTAGGTCAGCACCGTGAAGTCCTCGCGGCCGAGCTGGCGCGTGACGTCGATCAGCTCGCGCTCCTCGAACGAGAGCGCGGCCTCCGCGATCTCCGAATCGGGGTCGTCCGTTTCACCCAGCAAATAGGCCGGAGTCGTACGCAGCGCGGCGGCCAGCTTGATCAGGTGCGGAGACGATCGGGTGTCCCGCTGTAGTATTGAATTCAATGTGGATTGCGGGACGCCGGATGCCCGGCACAAGGCGGCCTGCGTCATGTTTATCGCGCTTAAACGCGTCCTGATCCGGTCGCCGAGGCTCATGGTCGCAGGGTAACGCAAATGCGTTTGACAACATACTTTGCAAATGCGTTTGACTCATGAACGCAATTGAGAGTATGCGACTCACATGCCGATCGAAGATCAACTCCAGACCAGCATCGCAAAGGCCACCAGAGCTGCTGGTGGCCAGGCGGCCATGGCACGCGTGATCGGGGTCCGCCCATCTACCGTTTCGACTTGGCTGCGCCGCGGGAACGAGCTTCCCGCCGAGTACGTGATCGCGGTGGAGAAGGCCCTCGGCATCCCGCGCTACGAACTGCGTCCCGATATCTACCCTCCCGAGGAGCAGGTCCCGGCTTCCCCGGAGCTCGCGCAGCGTCCGGCCGCGCAGCCGTTGGCGTCCGCGGCGGGCTCGCCCCCGTCCGCTGCGGGCGTCGACGGTCCCGACACCGCGCCCGATCTGCCCTGCGCCGATCCGCTGGAGGGTATGTCCGCATGATCATCGCGGCGAACCTTTCACGCGCGCTGTCGCCCGTCTCCACCAATCGACCGGAGTGTTTCGGGTGACAAAGCCGCGCAAGCCCCTCTCTGTCGAACAGGCGCTGCAGCGCATCGCAGGCCAGCTGGAGGGCGGGGTCGAGGCCATGGGGCGCATCGCGGGGCGCCAGCCCGGTACGATCCGGCTCTGGATGGATCCCGATCGCGCCGAACAGGTCAGCCTCGAAGCGGCGATCGAACTCGACCTTGCCTTTCAGGCTGAAGGCGGCACCGGCGCCCCGCTGTTCGAAGCCTACGCCACACGCCTGCAACTGGCCGAGGCTTCGCGCTTCGCCGATCGCGGCCGCCTGCTCGACCAGGCACACGGGGTCGCCAAGGAAGGCGGCGAGGCGATCGCCGCGATCATCCTCGCGACCCGCCCCGACGCCACCCCGGCCGACCGCCGCGAAGCGCACCGTGAGGCGGCCGAAGCCTACGAGAAGCTCCGCGACATTCTGCCCCTGCTGCAGGAGCAGTCTCAGCCGCCCTGATCCCGGGCGGTCCCGATGGCAGCGCGGCACAAGCGACCCGGCCGCGCTGTCAACCTGACGGGGCAGGGCACATGTCGCTTCCGCACCAGCGCAACGGGCGGTTGATCGACGGCGTTGAAGCCAGCCCTGCCCCCGATTTCCCGATCCGACCGCCGCACCGGCTTGCGCCCCGCGCTTCCCGGAGCGGCTTTCTGCTGCCCGAAACGAAAGGTCCGCATGTCCCCCGGAACCTATCTCGAAAAGCGCCGCATCATGGCCGGCCACTCGCTTACCAGCCTCGCTAGCGAGCTGCTGAAGCTCACCGGCTTCGGCGCCGGCTACTTCGAAAGCGACTTCCGCCGCCTCCGCCTGCTGCTGGTCGCGGCCGAGCAGGGCAGTCAGCACCACCCGGCCGAACGGATCGACCTCATCCGCAATTTCGTGCCGCTCGATCGCGCGATCTACCTGCGCCTGGTCGAGCTCGCGCAGAGCGGCGCGCCGGTCGAGGTTGCCGGGATCTGCCGCAACTGCGCCTGCAGCTTCTTCGACCCCTGCATCACCGCGCCGCCGCAATCCGCAGCGCACCGTCCCGACACCTGCTTCTGGGTCAACGACACGCTCTGCTCGGCCTGCTCGGGCATTACCGAACGCACCGCACCCCCGGCTGCGAAGCCCGGCCGCGGCATGCCGCTGACCGAGGCGATGCTCACCCCCGTCCCCGCCGCCGGCGGCCCATCGATGACCGGCGTCATGCTCCGGCTCGTCCCCAAGCAAGGAGAGAACTGATGTTCAGTGACTTCGCCACCTTGTCCATGCCGTGCTACCCGCGCGCCGAAATTCGCGCGCAATTGGTCAACATGCGCGCCGCGAACAACTCGCCGATGCCCGACGCGGCGATCGACGAGATCGTCGACCTCGCGTGCCATGCCGCGCAAAGCGGCCGCCAGGCCATGCTCCAGGTCATCGACCGCGCCTCGGACTATCGCGTGTCCGTAACCGCGGTCGGCATCGCCAGCTCGCTGATGGCGCACGACATGAAGCTCCTCATCGAAGGGTTGCAGCACGCTGCGCAACATGTCGGCCTGCACTTCGAGAGCACGACGATCAGCGCGGGAGGTCAGGCCCATGGCTGATGCATCCGACGATCGCCTCCGCCTGCTGATCGAGCGCATCGAGCGCCTCGAGGAGGAGAAGAAGGGCATCAGCGACGATATCGCCGACGTCTACATGGAGGCCAAGGCGACGGGCTACGACCCCAAGATCATGCGCGAGATCGTCAAGCTTCGGAAGATGAAGCCGAACGATCGCTCCGAACGCGACATGGTCCTCGAAACCTACAAAGCCGCGCTGGGGATGGGCTGATGCCCTGCGATAACGTGACCTTGCCTGACGGCACCCACGCGATCGTCTGCTCGAGCGGGCCGCGCAAGCGCTGCGCCTGCGGCCAGCGCGCTACCCTCCTCTGCGACTGGAAGGTGCCGGAGCGGCGATCGGGAACGTGCGACACCCCGATCTGCGCCAGCTGTGCCACGTCCCCCGCCCCCGGAAAGGACCTTTGCCCCACCCACGCCGCCGCCTTCCGCGAATGGAGCGCGCGGCAAGCCCGAAGGAGAGCCGTATCATGAAGTTCTGGCCGATCTTCCCGTCGCGCCGCAGCGGCAAGTCTGCCGGTGCCGGTCCCGTCGATCCGGAGGGCTGGCAGCCCGGCGATCAGGCCGAATGCATCGGCAATGGCAACTGGTTCGATCTCCACGGCCGCCGCGTCGCCGGACCGAAGACCGGACAGGTGCTCAAGGTAGCCGGTGTCCACGATGGCTGGTCGATCGGCGAACAGGGCAAGGTCCTCGGCCTCTCCTTCGCGGCCTTCCCCGGCGAAAGCTACGTCGCGAAGGCCTTCCGCAAGGTTCGCCCCCGCTCTGACGAGGCAACCGCCGCCGACGCGGAATTCACCGCTCTCGTCCGCCGCCCGCCCGAACCGGTCATGCCGCGCGAAACCATCGAGGAGTGCCAGTGATGCCGATGCGCACCACGCCCCCCTTCCTCGATGAGGCCCAGCTGCGCATCGAGACCGAACAGCGCCGCGCCGAATACCAGGCGCGCCTCGAACGCGACCGGCGGCTTCTAGTGGCCTTCGCAGGCCTCGTCGCCGTGATCAGCGCGGTCATTCTCTTCAGCCTCGCCGGACTGCTCGGCTGAGACCCCCAACCACCAAAGGAGACAACCAGTGAAGGCACTTGTGACAACCAGCTACCGCGGCGTGTTCGCCGGCGAGATCGATGATGATCAGGATCTCACGGCCACGTCCATGCCGCTCAAGGGTGCCCGCATGGCGATCCGCTTCGGAACCACCCGCGGCGTGCTCGAGCTCGCCCAGACGGGCCCGACGTCCAGCAGCAGGATCAGCGCGCCGGCCGATATCGCGATGCTTCACAGCATCACCGGTGTCTTCGCGATCACCGAAGAAGCGTGGGCCAAATGGCAGGCGGCCTGAGCCTCCCGCCCGAACCCGGACCGCTGACAGCCGATGACATCATACGGGCAGGAGCTTGCAATGGTGGCGTCGGTCGTCGGCTGCGCGAGGTTGCGGACACGATCGAGGTCGCCGCCGCGGAGCCCGCTTCCCGGATGCTGACCATGGTTCCGCGAGAAGAGCGGCAGTACATCCTGGACGCGGTTTCGGCCAAGACCCTCCCGGGCGACGGAGCCACCCAGAGCTACGGCGACGGCTACGGCGACGGCTACGGCTACGGCGACGGCTACGGCTACGGCTACGGCTACGGCTACGGCTACGGCGACGGCTACGGCTACGGCTACGGCTACGGCTACGGCTACGGCTACGGCTACGGCGACGGCTACGGCTACGGCTACGGCGACGGCTACGGCGACGGCGACGGCTACGGCGACGGCTACGGCGACGGCCGTGGGTCGGGGGTGGCCTATGGATAATCTGATCGTCAGCCGCCACGCGATGGATCGCTACCGCGAGTGCGTGGCGGACCTGTCCGATCACGAGATCTTCGCCCGCCTGTCCGGCCCGGCCTTCGAGCTCGCGGCCGAGATCGGCGCGCCCTTCGTCAAGCTTCCGACCGGCCATCGCGCGGTCATCCGCGACGCGACCGTCATCACCATCCTTCACGCCGATTGCAGCTGCGGCCTGCTCGATCCCCGCCGCGATCCCCACCCAGCCCAGGAGCACCACAGGAGCACCCAACCATGACCACGCCTCCGCCTGACACCACAGTCCATCTCACCCTCGCCGATCTGGCGATCTCGCCGCTTAATGTCCGCTACAACGAGAAGGACGCCAACGCGGTCGAGGCGCTCTCCGCCTCGATCGTCGAGCAGGGCCTGCTCGAGCAGCTGCTCATCCACCCGGCGCCTGAAGGCGCGAAGTGGACGAAGCGCGAGAAGATGAAGGGCGATCTTCGCCCGCCCGCAAAATATGGCGTGCTCGCCGGTGGCCGGCGCTACCGCGCGATCCGCCTCGCGGTCGCGCGTTTCCAGCTGCCCGCCGACTTCCCGGTCCGGTGCGTGATCAAGGATCTGTCCGACCAGCAGATCGTGCTGCTCTCCCTGTCTGAGAACCTCCTGCGCCGCGATCTGCAGGGCTATGAGGTCCATGCCGCGATCGCGCGCCTGCGCGGCCTCGGGATGGACATCGGCGAGATCGCCCGCAACCTCGGCCAGAGCCCCGACTGGGTCGCCCAGCAGGCGCGGCTCGGCGCGCTGCACCCGCCGATCTTCGCGGCCTATTCGGCAGGCGAGATCGATGTCGAGCAGGCCCGCGCCTTCGCCGCGACCGAGGAACTCACCCTGCAGGCTGCCGCCTGGGAACACTTCGCCCGGCGTCAGAACTGGGAACGCCAGCCGCACCAGATCCGCGCCTTCTACAAGGTCGGCGATCACCAGCTGGCCAAGCTCCTGCGCCTGGTCGGCGAGGACGCCTATCGCGCCGCCGGCGGGCACTTCGAGCTCGACCTTTTCGCCGCCGATCAGGACCACCGCGGCCGCGTGGCCGACGAGGAGCTGCTGCAGAAGCTGGCAGAGAAGGTTCTCGATGCCGTCCGCACCGGGATCCGCGCCGAATCGCAGCGCCGGGATCTGCGCTTCGCTGCCCAGCCGCCCCAGCGGCACGGCTTCAACGACACCGCGCTCGAGATCTATGTCGAGAGCCCGGCCGATCTCGACCCCGCGATTCCCGCTGATGCATTGTTCGCAACGCTTGAAGTCACCAACCACGGCAGCGCTGTTCACCGCTTCTGGTGGGCCAGCCGCAAGGCGAAGGATGACTTCGAAAGGGGCAAGGTACCCACTTCAGCGGGTGGCGCTCCCGCTCGCGAGGAGGAGCTCGAGGGCGCCGCCCTCGCCGCCCCGGCTGTCTACGGTAAGGAAGCGCGCGCGATCGCCCGGGATGAGCACGGCCTGTCGGCGAGCGGGCTCGAGGTCTGCCGCTCGATCCGCCGCGACATCCTGCGCTGGGGGCTGCTGACCGAGGCGCGCAGCATGGCCGGTGCGGGGCTGTCGATCGACTTCATCCTGTTCTCCCAGCTGCGAGTCGAGCTCGGCCGGGAGAGCGGGACCGCGCTCGGCGTGCGCCACCTCACCACCGCCTACGGTGCCGAGGACAACGAGGACGCCGAACTGGGCAAGGCCTATTGCCAGAGCAACGCGCGCGAGACCTTCAAGAATGAGGTCGAAGCGTTGATCGCCGAAGACTGGATGACCGGGAAGGATGTCGGCAAGGCTTTCGCTGCCTTCCTCGAGCTCGATCAGCCAGCCAAGGATCGCGCCGCCGCAGTACTTGCCGGGCTCCTGCTGAAGCGCTCGGTCAATGCTCCCGGCTTCAGGGTGCCGATGCACGATGCGCTGGCTCGCCAGCTCGGCCTCGATGCCGAACAGGCCCGCCGCGCCTGGACGCCCGATCATCACTTCACCGGCCTGTTCCCCAAGCTGAAGCGGATGGAGTTTGCTCAGGCTTACGTCCCGGCCGATGCCTTCCGGAGCTGGAAGAACCTGGCCGACACTCCGCTCGCCGCAGCCACCGCCCACGTCCTCGGCGAACAACCGGACTGGGTGCACCCGGTGATCAGCTTCGACTTCGAAGGCTTCCACCCCGGCGGCGCGCCCGGCACGCTCGCCGCGATGCTCAAGCCGGAGCCCGCCCTGTGAGCCGCCGTGTCGCGATCGGCGTGCACGAGATCACCCGGGTCCTCGCCGGAGAGCAGACGCTCTTCCTCCGCCCCGACAGCAGCTTCTTCACGCGCGTGAAGGAAGGCGATCGGCTGTGGATCGCCGAGCCCTTCTATCTCGAGAAGCGCTTCGATGGCATCGCGCCGACCGTCGCCCGCGATCTCGGCGCGGTCCCGGCTTTCGCGGCGGACAACGTCTACAACGCGCAGCAGCTGTCCCGCACCCACGGGCAGCGGCACCCGGCCCGCTCGCTGTGCCGCGATTGGCACCGCGCCCACATCGTCATCACCAGCCGCACCGAACTGCGCCTGCAGGATCTTGGCGACGAGGACATCGCCCAGCTCGGCTTCGCCAACCGCTCGGCCTTCGCAGCGCACTGGGACAAGGAAGCCCAGCTGGTCGGGATCGTCCGCTACAAGCTGCAGCACAATCCGCGCGTGCTGCGTTTCGGCTTCCGTCTCGTCAACGAGCCGATCGCCTTCCCTGCGAAGCCACCTGCGAAGAAGCGCGGGCCAAAGCCGTTGACACAGAAGTCAACGCCGCCGGCACCCGTCGCGGCTGTTGCCGTTGCACCGCCCCCGCCGATCGTTGCACCCCCGCCGCCCCCTGTTGCACCGCTCACGCCGCCGCCGGTCACCCCCGCCGCTCGCCCGATCGGCCAGCAGGCTCCCCTCGGCGAGATCTTCAGCACAGGGAAAGGCGACGCCGCATTCCTGGCTGCGCTGAAGCGCGAACGCGCGAGCGGCCACACCGATTACGCCGCGCCGGTGCGCGCGCCCGTCCGCATCCGCACGATGCCGGCCATGCGCTCGCCGACCGGCAGCTGCCCCACCTGCGGCACCCGCTTCGCCCACGGCTGCAAGCACTATCCCCTGACCGAACAAAGAGAGGCTGCAAGATGAGCATTCTCGAACTGATCCGTTGCGCATGGCGCGATGACCCGGGCGGGCTCATCGTCGGCCCCCTGATCCTGCCGGCCGCGCTTTTCGTGGCGGCCCTGTGGATCGAGGTGCTGCGGTGATCGAGCAGCTGCAGATACTAAAGATGCGCGACGTCACCCGCCTGACCTCGCTCCACCGCGCAACGATATACCGCCTGATCGAGCGCGAGGAATTCCCGAAACAGATCCGCCTCGGCCGCCGCCGCGTGGGCTGGCGCGCCGCTGATGTGAGCGACTGGATCAACCGCCAGCAGGCGTAATCCCCGGACACCATTGGGGGCACCGACCCCTCAATCCTTCACCTAAGTACAAGCAAACAGGACGCTTTATGACTCCGCCCTGCATCCTTCCGCCCCAGCCAGAATTTGCCGCATATTGTCGCGCAAAGTCGCTTGGACTAGGCCAAACCCCCGAAAGTCATAGCGAATCGCGCGCAGTTTGTCGCGGCGGATCGCGTGGAAGCGCAGCCCCTGCGGGGGCACGAACAGGGGCACCGCTTGCTAACCGAGCTGCAGATCAGGAACGCGTGCCCCCAGGCAAAGCGCTACAAGCTGGCGGATGGCGGCGGGCTTTATCTCGAGGTGCTGCCTTCGGGCACCCGCTCCTGGCGCTGGAAGTATCGCTTCGGCGGAGTGGAGAAGCGCCTCACCTTCGGTCCCTGGCCGCTGATCTCTGCGCGCCGCGCGCGCGAATTGCGGGATCAGGCCAAACTAACCCTACTTGGGGGCACCGATCCGGGGGCACGGCACCGGGAATCGAAGGTGCAGGCGCGACATGGCGAGACCTTCGAGGCGATCGCCCGCTCATGGCACGCGCAGAAAGCGCCGACGCTGGTGCCACGCTACGCGGCCGAGGTCATGGCGCGGCTCGAGGCGAACGCCTTCCCGCATCTTGGCCGAATGGCGATCCGCGATATCAAGCCGGCGATGGTGCTCGAGACCCTGCGAAGGATCGAGGCGCGCGGCGCGAAGACGATGGCCCACGAGGTACGCGGTCATCTTTCCGAGGTCTTTGTCTGGGCGATCGCGGCCGGGCTGGCGGAGAACGATCCTGCCGCTGTTGTCCGAAAGGCGCTGGCGCCCACGAATCCGCGCCGTCGGCCCGCGCTGGTGACCGTGCCCGAGCTGCGCGCGCTGATGGCGAAGGTCGAGGCGATGCCGCGTGTATGGCCGTCAACCAAGCTGGCCTCGCGCTTGCTGGCGCTGACCGCATCCCGGCCGGGCCCGGTGCGCCTGGCGGAGCGGGACGAGTTCGAGGACCTCGACGGAACCGAGCCGATCTGGCGCATCCCGGCCGCCAAGATGAAGCTGTCTGCCCGGAACAAGCGCGACGGCACCTTCGACTTCGTGGTACCGCTCGCCCCGGCCGCGGTGGACGTGGTCAGGGAAGCGCTGGCGCGCACCGGCGGCCCGCGATCGAAACAGCGCTGGCTGTTCCCCGGCATGACGCGGGTCGATCCGATCAGCGATGTGACCTTGAGCAAGGTCTACATCGACGCCGGATATCGCGGCCGTCACGTGCCTCACGGATGGCGCGCGAGCTTCTCGACCATCATGAACGAGCGCGCGGCGAAGGCCGGGCGGCCGGAGGATCGCGCGATCATCGACCTGATGCTCGCCCATATGCGCGACGACGTCGAGGCAGCTTACAACCGCGCGGCGTACATGAGCAGGCGGCGCGAGCTGGCCTGCGAATGGGCGCAGCTGCTGACGGGACCACCGCCAGCCGCCTGACCGCGCGAGGTGCCGCGTGACGGCGCCCGCTGGTACCCGGGGCGGCGAGGCCACTCCCTTTGGCCTGTTGGCATCGAAGATCGCAGCTGCGCCCCTGTCGCGCAAGACGCGCCTGAAGCTCGAGCGCGGCGACAGTCCGCGATCGGGCCAGCCGGTCTGGCGAAACAGCTACTACGAGGGGCAGTGCGAGGATCGGATCTGGCGGCGCTACGGCAATGGCACGGCACGCACGGGCCACCGGCTCCGCGGGCTGATCCTCAAGGCTGCCCGGCGCCTCGAGCGCGAGACGCGCCGCGAACGTCAGGCCGAGGCGGAGAAGCGCCGGCGCGGGCTGCTCGGCGATGTCGGGCTCGAGGTGCTCGAGTTCCTCTGGAGCCGGGTGGATTACTTCACCGGCCGCCTCGAGCCCGCGATCGCCACGATCGCGGACGAGCTGGGACGGTCATACTCGGCCGTCCACCGTGCCCTCAAGGATCTCCGGTCCCACGGCTTCATCCAGTGGTACCGACGCTCCCGGCCGATCGAGAACCCGGTGCCGGGCGGTCCGCTGGTCGAGCAGATCCCCAACGCCTACGCCCTGCTGATTCCCAAGGCGCTGCAGAGCTTCTTCGCAATCGAGATCGGCGGGAAGAAGCCGCCAGTGCCCGATTGCGTGGCGTGGGACCGCGAGAAGGCACGCGAGGAGTTCGAACGCCAGCTCAACCAGCTGACCCTGCGTGAGTGGCAGCAAGCCACCTGGCAGGGCGACAGCCTGCTGGGCGAGCGCCTCGAGCGCCTCGCGCGTCTGGTGGAGGAGCGCGAATCCTCGATAGCCGGAGAGACCGGGGGAGAACTTCGTTCTCCATGAAAGGAATGGCCTGACATGCGGTCAGGCCATGCGTTTCCAAGGTCCGGCCCGACCCCACCGGCTGACACAGACGAAAAGAACCACCCAGCGGCACCGTCGCGCAGCGGCGGCTGCGCCGCCGCGGGGGCTTTGCGGGGGCCGGACCGCAAGGTCCGTGCCAGAATTGGCCCTCGCGGCTGACGCGAGGGATCACTCGATCGCGGGAAGTGCGAAGTTGCTGATGAGGAGCTCGCCCGCCGGCTTGGCGCCACCATGCGCGGACGAGATCGAGTACGTCGTCTTGATCGGCACCTGGTGCAGATCCGCAAAGATCTCCCGAATCTCCGGCGTGTCATTGATCGAGACGATCGACTTGCCGCGCGCGGCCGAGAGCGCCCGGGCGAGCCGCTCGAAGTCCGCCGGCGCGAAGACCGTCTTCCCGTAATCGTCCTCGCAGCCCCAGTAGGGCGGGTCGCAATAGAACAGCATTCCCGGCCGATCGTACCGCGCGATGAACTGGTCGAAGGGCAGCTGCTCGATCGTCACCCCGGTCAGCCGTTCGTGGATGTCCGCGAGCAGCGGCTCCAGCTTGCCGATATCGAAGCGGGCGCCCTGGGCCTTGTCGACACCGAAGTTGCGGCCCTCAACCTTCCCGCCGAACGCCAGGCGCTGAAGATACAGGAATCGCGCTGCGCGCTGGAGGTCCGTGAGCCGCGTGGGATCGAGACCGCGCAATCGTTCGAATTCGTTGCGGCTCGAGATGCGCCAGCGCAGCATATCGATGAAGTAGGGATAGTGCTCCTGGAGCACACGGAAGAAGCAGGCGACGTCGCCACTGATGTCGTTGATCGCCTCGAACCTCGGCCGGGCCCCCCGGCGCAGGAAGATCCCGCCCATCCCGACGAACGGCTCGGCATAGCCGTCATGGTCGACCGCCTCGATGATCGCGCAGATCCGCTGCGCGAGGTTGCGCTTGCCGCCGATGTATCCGGCAGCGGGACGCACAGGTTTGATCGCCCTCAGTGTTGCATTTGTCACGATAACAGTCCTTTATTCCCCCGCCCGTTGCGCGGGTGCGGGGCGGCCAGCGTGGCCAGCTGTGTCGTGACGAGTTCCGGCTCGTCGGTTCATCGGGCTGCAACCCCGGTGACCCCCGCTCGCGGCGGGGGATATCAAGATTTCTTTATGTGTCAGAAAGCAGCTGTCCCCAGCGGTCGAACAGCTGGCGCCGCCGGGCGAGCTGGGCCGAACGGTTATAGGCGGCCTCGACCTTCCCCTTGCCCGCGTGGCCCAGCGCCGCGTCGATATCGAAGCGCCATTCGGACCCGAGCTCTTCGTTGAGGATCGTCGAGAAACTGGCGCGCCACCCGTGCGGCACGTGGCGGCCGGCATAGCCCGCTCGCTCGTAGAGCTCGCGGATGGCGCCCGGCGCGATCGGCCCGCCATCGCGGCCGGCGAAGACGAGCTGCTGCGGGTGGACTAGTGTTGGCGACAGATACCTCAGCAAGGCCACCGCAGCCTCGCTAAGCGGCACGACGTGATCGAACCGCGCGTCGGCCTTCTTCGCGCGGCTCAGCTTCATCCGCTCTGCCGGCACCGTCCAGGTGCGCGCCTCGAGATCGACCTCTGCCCATGTCATCCCGCGCACCGCCGCCAGGCGCACAGCCGTGAGCGCGAGGAACTTGCTCGCGAGGACCGTCTCAGCGCGCGCCGGTTCGGCATCGCTCGCCTCGAGCAGCGCCCGACAGTCCTCGATCGACGTCAGCGCCGGGTGCGGCCGCGCCGGCGGAGGGCTCAGCATAGCGGCACCGAGATCATCGGCCGGGTTGCCGGTCACCAACCCGCGCGCGCGGCCGAAGGCGAAGATCTCCGCGAGCCGCTGGCGCACGCGGTGCGCCGTCGCGTTCCGCCCTCGCCGCGCGATCGCCTCGATCCGGCCGAGCAGCTGCGGCGCCGTGATATCCGATGCGCGCGCCGCGCCGAGCTCGGGGAAAATATCGCGCTCGAGGCTGGCGAGCACGTCCCCCGCGTGCGCCGGCGACCAGGCCGGAAGGTTCGCCTGGTACCAGAGCCGCGCGAGCTGCTCGAGCGTCTCGCCTTCAGCCGCATCCCGCGCCTTCAGCCGCGCCGGATCGACGTGCCGATCCAGCTGCTCCTTGGCTTCGGCCTGTAGGATCCGCGCGCGGTTGACGTTGATCTCGGGGAACTGGCCGAGCGTGAGCAGCTTCTCGCGGCCCTGCCAGCGGTACTTCAG